CTTCTACAAGTCCTGCATCATTTAGTAGGGTAAACGTAGATACTACACAAACATTAACGGTAAACATAACAGTACCAAGTGGGTATTACAACGTAGGAGATACTTTAGTGTGTTCTACAACTGTAGTACAAAGTGCAAGTCAAACGTTAGCGTGTGTGGATATAACAATTAGCGGTTTTGCAGTAGATGAAAACGGAGCGATTACACAACCTACAATAGATATAGGTACATTTACAAGCAGTCCTACTTCATTTGCCACAGTTTCAGTTGATACATTACAAACACTTACATTAGACATCACAGTACCTGCAGGATATTATAACACAGGAGATATTTTAGTATGTACCACAACCGCTACACAACCTGCTTACAATGTATTTGATTGTACAGACGTTACCATAAGCGGTTTCCTTGTATATGCGAGTGGTAGATATAATTCAGCAGCTATATCGGTAAGTGCTGGAACTATCGATAGTATGACACCTGCAAGTTTTGGAACTGTTACAACAGAAACTACAAGAACATTATCGGTAGATATTACTGTACCTGCTGGATATTCTAATTCAGGGCAAACTGTTACTTGTACTACAACTTACTCACAAATTCCAATATTCTATTTTGACCAAATAACACCAGCAGTAGGGAATTATGTTGCGGTAGAGCCGATAATAAATTCAGGTACTAATACATACGCATTTACTGTGTATGCCAATGACCCTGTTTCAGGCAATGCAAACTCATTAGCTTTAATGAATCAGTTAGGCAATCAGATAGCAGGACAAGGTACTCAAGCAGGTTCAACATTTTCTTTAGGCGATATAAGAATATCTTTTTATGATTCATCAGATGTTTTATTAGCACAATATACATCTTGTTGTGGTTTATTTGGTACTTTTAGTTATACTACACCTGACAATTTAAGTAGTGTGCCACCAACACCTTATAGCGGTAATTCTGCAAGTTGGACAAGTTATAAAATGGTATTTACTAATATATCAGGTACAAGCGGTACTGCAGCATCAAGTCCAAATCAAGAAATGATTATAGACAACGGAAACGATCAAGGTTACTATTGGACTATTGAAGATTTAAGTTAAAAATACAACAAAACGTTAAATAATTTATTATATATAAAATACACATTATGAAACCAAGCGTAAATAAGATACTTACCAAACTGTCTAAAGAGAAAGTACTTGAAAAAGTAGAATTAGGCTTGTATGATGATATAAAACAATTAGATAAAAAGGATGCAAATTTAGAGGCAAGATTTGCTGCTACAGGTTCTAAAATAGAAGCAGAATGTAAAAGTTTTTTAAAAGATTTAAATAGTTACTTGCAAAATAATGACGCAAAAAGAAAAGCTATTAGGAAAATATTAGAAGAAAAAACAAAAATAGAAAAAGAATTGGGGGTTACAGTAAGAATACCAAGCACAATTAAAGATGAAGATGGTAGTGCTATATCACAAATAAAAACTATGATTAGTACAGTACAAAGATTTATTTCAGATTTAAAAAGTATATAAAAACCTAACAAATAGAATATTAATTTATTGATATATATATGAAAGCAACAGATATGTTAAACAAAGTAAAAGAACTTGTTGGGGTGGAAGCATCCGAAGAAGTAAAATTAGCACAGGCTACTTTGGAAAACGGTACTGTTATAGAAAGTGAAGATTTCGCACAAGGTAGTGAGGTTTTTATTGTAACAGACGATGAAAAGGTAGCATTACCTGTAGGCGATTACACTTTAGAGGATGGAGAACAACTAAAAGTAGAAGAAGAAGGCATTATTGCATCAATAGGTGCAGCCGAAGAACCTACTGAAGAAGCATCTGAAGAAGAAGTGGAAGCTGCAGAAGAAGAAATGGCTTATGCAACTAAAGAAGAACTTGCAGAGGTAAAATCTATGATTGAGGACATTAAAGCTATGATTGAAAACAAAGCAGAAATGTCGGAAGAAGTAGAATCTACAGAGGAAGTTGAAAAAGAAGAACTTTCTAAAGTGGAAGAAGTTGAGGAAAAGGTAGAACTTGAAAAAGTAACACACAACCCTGAAGCTGAAGCACAAAAGGAATTAAAACTTTATGGACAGAAAAGACAACCTACAACTATGGACAGAGTCTTTTCAAGAATATCGAATATTAAAAATAAATAAATTTAAAAAAAATGCCAACAACAACAACACAAAACGCAAGTGTAGCTTACAACGGAGAGTTCGCAGGAGAGTATATCTCCGCAGCGCTTCTTTCTGCACCTACACTCGAAAAAGGTGGTATTACCATCAAGCCTAACGTAAAGTATCAACACGTTATTAAAACAGTAAGCACCGATGACATCGTAAAAGATGCAAGTTGTGATTTTACTGCGACATCTACAATTACTTTGGATGAGAGAACACTTACACCTGAATTTCAGCAAGTGAATTTGCAACTATGTAAGTCAGATTTTCAAGATGATTTTGAAGCTATTTCAATGGGATATTCTGCTCACGATAGCCTACCTTCTTCTTTCTCTGATTTCTTGATTGCACACGTTGCTGCTAAAGTAGCACAAAGAACTGAAACTTCTATTTGGACTGGTTCTACTGCAACAAGTGGACAGTTTGATGGAATTTCAACTAAAATTGCTTTAGATGCTAACTTACCTACTGCAAATGAAATTGCTGGTACTACAGTTACTGCTGGAAACGTAATTGACGAACTTGGTTCTATCGTAGATGCTATTCCTTCTACCATTTATGGAAAAGAAGATTTAAATATCTATGTTTCGCAAAACATTGCAAGAGCCTATGTAAGAGCATTAGGTGGATTTGGAAGTATCACTTCTAACGCAGGTGCAAATGGTGTAGACAACAAAGGTACACTATGGTACGGAATGGGACAAGATTTAGCTTTTGATGGTGTAAAACTATTTGTTGCTAACGGTCTTGCTGACAACACCGCTATTGCTGCTGAAAAAAGCAACCTTTACTTTGGTACTGGTCTTTTGTCAGATACTCAAGAAATAAAAGTATTGGATATGGCTGACCTTGATGGTTCTCAAAACGTAAGAGTTATTATGAGATTTACCGCAGGGGTTGAGTATGGGATTGTTGATGACATCGTAACTTACGGTATCGCTAACTCTGCCAACTAAGAATTAATTAACTAACAATAAGGGGTAGGTGGTTTTATATCTGCCTACCCTTTTTTAATATAAAAAAAAATGAGTTGTACTTTAAATCTTGGAAGAAAAGAACCTTGCAAGGATGTAGTAGGCGGTATTAAAAATGTCTATTTTGTTGATTTTGGGGATATTTCTCCAACATACGATTCAACAGATACAGATGTTGTAGATAGCGTTGGTTCATCCGTTGCAAGTTATAAATACGAACTCAAAGGAAACAGTAGTTTTGAACAAGCCATAACTTCTTCAAGAGAGAATGGCACTACCTTCTTTGAGCAGACTTTGAATCTTACCCTTAAAAAACTAACTAAGGAAGATAACAAAGAATTAAAATTATTAGCCTATGGTAGACCACACGTTGTCGTAGAAGATTACAATGCTAACCTATTTATAATGGGATTAGAAAACGGAGCGGAAGTATCAGGTGGTACTATTGTTACTGGAGGTTCTATGGGAGATTTAAGTGGATATACACTTTCATTTTCTGCACAAGAAACTGAACCTGCAAACTTTATTGGAAAAACTGCAGTAGATGAAACAGTAAGCACTACATTAACTAATGCTGGTTTTTCATCTCCAACAGAAGGAACAAACGTTTAATAGTTAGAAATATTTATAATTAAGGGGTGGCGTTAGCTGCCCTTTTTTTTGCTTTATAAATAACAAAATTTAAGTTTTTTTATTGTATATATATGATAGTTTTACAAGAAAGTGCATCTGCACAAAACTTAGATTTTATACCAAGAAGTTTTATAATCGGTAACACCTATAACGTTACCATAGTAAACGAACAAACCAATACGGAGGTTTACAATCAAGACGTAGATACTATAACAGAAAATTTGTACTACAATAGGCTTAATGCTATCTTTGATGTAAAGCAAGATAATTTTTATATGGTTACTGTTAAATCAGGAAGCGATGTAATATTTAAAGATAAAGTATTCTGCACCAATCAGGCTATTACAGACTTTACTGTAAACGATAGCCAATATACAGAGCAGGAAACAACAAATGAATTTATATTCTTATAATGGAAAACGTACACATAGTTAGTTTATCATCTTACAATCGACCTCAAATAAAAGAGGACAAGAAAAGGGATTGGGTAGAGTATGGCGATAATAATGATTTTTACACTTACCTAATAGACCTTTTTATAGAATCGACTACCAACAACGCTATTATAAACGGAGTTAGTCAGATGATATACGGTAAAGGGTTAGATGCTTTAGATAGTAGCACTAAAACAGATGAATACGCAGCACTTAGGTCTATCTTTCACGATTCGTGCCTTAGAAAAATAAGTTTCGACCTTAAACTATTAGGGGAGGCAAGTTTTCAGGTATTATACAATGACAAACAAGTAGCAAGAGCCGAACACTTCCCAAGACAAACACTAAGAGCAGAAAAATGTAATGACAATGGAGAGATAGAAGCATATTACTATTTTCACGACTGGTCTAAAATAAAGCCAAACGATAAGCCTAAGAGAATTGCAGCCTTTGGATTTGGCAACGGAACAGAATCTGAAATAAAAATAATTAAAAGATACTTGTCAGGGTACGATTACTACTGCCCACCTGACTATATGGGTGGCATAGCCTATGCAGAACTTGAAAGCGAAGTGTCAGACTTCCTAATTAATGATGTACAGAACGGATTTAGTGGTACTAAGGTTGTAAACTTTAACAACGGAATACCTGATAGAGAGCATCAGTTACAAGTCAAGTCAGACGTAATGCGTAAACTAACTGGCGCAAGAGGCGAAAAAGTAATTATAGCCTTTAATAACAATGCAGAAAGCAAAACTACTATAGACGATGTGCCACTTACTGATGCACCACAACATTATGAATACCTTTCTACGGAAAGTGTAAACAAGTTAATGGTTGCACATAGGATTACATCCCCTTTACTTTTAGGTATTAGAGATGGCAACAATGGACTTGGCAATAATGCAGACGAAATTAAAACTGCTTCTTTGTTATTTAACAACACAACCATTAAGCCTTACCAAGATTTAATCGTTGAAGCAATAGACGATATATTAGCGGTAAACGGCATTAGCCTTAAATTGTATTTTAAGACACTACAACCGCTTGAATTTATAGAAACCGACAATGCCATTACAGACGAAGCAAGAGAGGAAGAAACAGGCGTTAAAATGGCTAAGGAAGAACCATCTTTTGATGATGACAAGATGTTTGACCTATTAGACCAATTTGGCGAAGATGAAAACCTTGACGATTGGGAACTTGTAGATGAAAGAGAGGTAGACTATGACCAAGAGGAAGCTTTAGATAAAATGATAGGTTTGGCAAGTACAGGTAGTGCAAGACCAAAAGCAAATAGCGACCAAGATGGAGAGAATGACGAAGGTGTACAGTTTAAAGTAAGATACCAATACGCACCATTAAGAACACAAGCCAACAGTAGGGAGTTTTGCAAGAAAATGGTAAATACTAAAAAAATATACCGTAAGGAGGACATAATGCAAATGAGCCAATTAGCAGTAAATGCAGGATGGGGACTAAATGGTGCAGATACTTACGATATATGGCTATATAAAGGCGGTGGTGCTTGTCATCATTTTTGGATGCGTAAGACATATATGGCAAAAGCAGAGGGTGTAAAGCCTGATGTTGGAAACCCTAACGCAGAGGTAAGCGTAAACCAAGCTAAAAAAGAAGGTTTTAAACCTGAAACAAACGATAAGAAAGTGGCTATGCGACCAAAAGATATGCCCAATCAAGGATTTGTAAACAAATAAGAAATGGCAGAAGGATTATTTATAACACGGAAAGATTTAGTAAAGTTTACTTCTGTAAATGGCAACGTAGATAGTGATAAGTTTTTGCAGTACATAAAGATTGCACAAGACATACACATTAAAAACTACTTAGGCACAGACTTATTTAACAAACTACAGGACGATATAGAAGCCAGTACACTCACAGGAGATTATTTAACACTTGTTACGGACTATGTAAAACCTATGCTTGTACATTGGGCAATGGTTGAGTATTTACCTTTTGCTGCCTATTCTATTGCAAACAAGGGAATATTTAAACATAGTAGCGAAAACGCTTCTAATATAGAAAAGGAAGAAATAGACTTTTTAATAGAAAAAGAAAGAAACATAGCACAGTATTATACTGATAGATTTATAGATTATATGTCATTTAACGCAAGTGGTACTTTTCCTGAATACTATACTAATAGCAACGATGACGTATATCCTGATAAAAACGCAAATTTCGAAGGATGGGTTTTGTAAGAAACGACTATAAACCAAAAGAGAAAAACGTAGAAAGGCTTAAAAGCTATCTGCAAAAGACATTTATAACAAAAACTAAAAAAAAGTATTGATATAATATGGCTAACACAATAAACTGGGGCAAGATATATTGTTATACTGAATTTGGTAATGAAGATTCTACAGTAGCAGAGGCTATACCCCATTTTTCGTCTCCTGAATGTTTTTTAGGAGCGTTAGAAGGTGGTCAAACAGAAACATTAGCATTAACGGTAGATGATACACAATTATACAGAGTAGATTCTACAGACTTAACTGCTGACTTAACTTTAGTAACAATATTTAATTAAAATATAAAATGGCACGACAAACAATTAATGTAGGTTCATCCCCTAATGACGGTACAGGAGCGACACTAAGAGATGCGATGGTATCTATAAATAGTATGACTGCTGACATTTACGGACAAAGCGGAACAGGAGATAGTCTAAGAGGTTCTTCTGCACTTA